TGAATAATTAAGAAATAATGCAGTTAGAAAATTATTATTGGTGTTTTCATGGAGCTATACCATCAAGAATATGTGATGATATTGTTGCTTATGGAAAAGAATTAAAAGAACAAACAGGTGTTACGTTTGGATATGATCCAGATAACATGACACCTAATGAACAAAAAAAATTAGAAAAACAACGTAACTCGAATGTTGTATGGATGGATCCTGTATGGATTTACCGTGAACTACATCCTTTAGTTCATGAAGCAAATGCAAATGCAGGATGGAATTTTCAATGGGATTATTCTGAGTCTTGTCAATTTACAAAATACATAGGATCAAAAAAACAACATTATGATTGGCACACGGATAGTGGACCAAGAAAAAACGAAAATGGTAAGATAAGAAAATTATCTATGACAGTAGCTTTAGTAGATGGTAGTGAATATGAAGGTGGTGACTTTGAAGTAAATCTAAACGAACCTAACAAAGAAACAATTCATGTTATAAAACCTGCAAAAATAAAAGGTTCGGTAACAATATTTCCTTCTTTTGTTTGGCACCGTGTTACTCCTGTTACATCAGGAACTAGATATTCATTAGTTAATTGGCATCAAGGATGGCCTCACACATAGGAGAAAAAATGAGTTTTGAAAAAAATAAATATGAAGTAGTTAAAAGAGCAGTACCAAAAGACGTAGCTAGTTTTTGTTATGCGTATTTTTTAAATAAAAGACAAGTAGCAAAACATTTACAAGATACACGGTATATATCGCCTTTTGATGAAAGTTGGGGAACGTGGAAAGATGCTCAAATACCTGACACCTATTCTCATTATGCTGATCTTGTTATGGAAACATTAATGGTTCGAGTACGACCAAAAATGATGGAAGTAACTAAAATGAATTTAATTCCTACTTATACTTATGCAAGAATATATAAATATGGTGATATACTACATCGACACAAGGATAGACCTTCGTGTGAAATATCATGTACATTAAATCTAGGTGGAGATGAATGGCCTATTTATTTAGATCCAACCGAAGGATTTGGTAATAAAGGTAAAAAAGTTATATTAAAACCAGGAGATATGCTTGTTTATAGTGGGTGTGATCTAGAGCATTGGCGTGATGCTTTTGAAGGTCAAGACTGTGGTCAAGTATTTTTGCACTATAATAATAAGCAAGGTCAGTTCCAAGAAAGCAATGCTTTTGATGGTAGACCCATGCTTGGATTACCTTCATATTATAAAAAAGCACAGTAGACTAAATCACTTTTTATAGTTAAAATAGAGTTATATGACTCTAGGAATTTTAGCCTTTGCAGAAGGTCCAATATCATCATTAGGTAAACAAGATGCGATAGCCGTTGTTACAGGACAAGGTTTAACAATAGCTTTAGGAGCAGAGGTTGTTGGAGCAGGAACTACTGTTGTTGAAACAGGGCAAGATTTAACTGTTACTTTAGGGAATGAAAGTGTTGTAACAACTTCTGTTGCTGCAGTAACAGGACAAAATATAACATCAGCATTAGGGACAGCAACAGCAGTTGCGGTAGCAAATCCTACAGTTACTGTAAGTGGTTTTGGATTAAACTTTGTTATAGGAACATTTGCTGTAACAGCAGGTGGACAAGTATCAATTGATGCTTCGTCTGAGCCTGATTTAGATTTATTCTTAGGTGACGAAACTGTAACAGCCACAGCTAATACAGGAGCATTAACTGGTCAATCAATGACCACGGCTCTCGGAACAGTTAGCGTTGAAGCTCTTACAACTCCTGTTGTAACAGGGCAAAATATAACATCTGCTTTAGGTGATGAAACTGTTGTTACCACAAGTGTGGTATCAGTAACAGGATTTGGATTAACCACGGCTCTCGGAGCATCTGTAATATCAGCAGATGCTGCAGTTTTACCTACGGGTCAAACAGTTAATACTGCTTTAGGAACAGTTACAGTTATTCCTTCTGTTAATGTAGAAGTAACGGGACAAGCAATGAGCTTGGAGTTAGGAGATTCAGGAGTATACGCATGGCAAGTAGTTCCTGACTCAGCCACAAATACTTGGACAATCGTGGATGATTCTGCTACAAATACATGGCGAGATGCAGCTTAGGTAAATTATGTCAACATATTCAAATAGACTACAAATTGAGTTAATTGGAATAGGAGATCAAGCAAATGCTTGGGGGACAACAACCAATAACAATTTTTCACAATCATTAGAACAGTCAATTGCTGGTGTATATACAAAGAATATATCATCTGGAACCACGACAGTTTTAACAGCTACTGATGGACCACAGACTCAAGCTGATAATGAAAATAGACAAGCAGCTATTATATTTACAAATGCAGCAGCTAATCACATCGTACAATTTACAGCAAAAGAAAAATTATATTTTTTACGAAATGCAGCTACAACCTACACAGTTACAGCTAGACTAGGTGCTTCAGGTAATACTTATGTAATTAATCCTGAAACAAGTGTTTTCCTAGCCACTGATGGTACTAATTGGTATGAACTCCAAACATCGGGCGGTACATGGGTTACTAAAACAACTACATATACAGCTTTAAGTGGAGATAAAATCTTTGCTAATACAACTGGTGGGCCATTTACAATTACTTTACCAGCAGCTCCTGCTACAGGAGATGAGGTAAGATTTGTAGATTTAGCAAGTACATTTGATACAAACAATTTAACAATCGGAAGAAACAGTTTAAAGATTAATGGAGCTACAGCAGATTTAACTGTAGCAACCGAAGATGCAGCTTTTAGTTTAGTATACTCAGGAGCAACTTACGGTTGGAAACTAACGGAGAAATAATATGGCAACTTATGAATCTATCAAATATAAATTTTCAGGTACTGCTGTTACTGGCGTATTGCAAGAAGCAGATAACCTTAGTGATGTTGCTGCTGCAGGCACTTCTAGAACAAATCTAGGTGTTGCAATAGGTAGTGATGTACAAGCTTTTATTTCTGCTACTGCAGGAACAAATGCTAATGGTGCAAGAACAGTAAGTACATCCTCACCAAGTGGTGGATCTGATGGAGATATTTGGTACAAATATACATAATGCACTATGCCGATTTATGTTAAAGATGGCGGTACTTGGCGGGAGATAAGTTCTTCTGCTGGAACTCAACTTTACGTTCGAGATTCTACTTCTTTTACTAATAAAACAATAATTAATGCTTATGTAAAAGATGGTGGTTCATGGAGAACTGCTTTTACTTTATTCGATACTACGGGTTATCAAACTACAGTTGGTTCTGTATCTGTTCCAGCAAATGCTAATGCTATTCATGTGCAGTACGCTGTAGGTGGAGGTGGCGGCGGAGTTGGAGGAGCCGAATACGATAAAGCTGGTGTAGAATCTGCTGGTGGAGGTGGTTCATCTGGTGGATATATTTCCGATAAAGTTTTTAGTGTTACTGGAGGAGAAACCTTAACTGTAACTGCAGGTACTGGTGGTGCAGGTACTGGTGGTGGATATAATTCAACAGCCACAACTGGTGGAACTACGAGTATCACAGGATCAAGTTCAGGATCATTATTTTCATTAACTGGTGGAGGTGGTAGTTATGCTTCAGGGGGAGGAGATCAAGGACCACCTCGTAATAATTATTTAGGAGCTGTTGGAACAGCAACTATTTCAGGAACTGTTTTAACTACAGGCACTACTGTTGATGGTCTTAACATAACAACATTTAATTCTGGCCCTGTTGGAACATTTAATTCTAATGGATCAGGTAATCAAGGAACTAATCCAGGTAACTGTAGTGGAGATAATTGTCAAATCGCTGGTGGTACAGGTGGAGCTTCTTATGCTGGTCCAGGTGCTGTATCAGGTGGAACAGGTGCTCCTGCTGGTGGTTCGGGCACTGCTGGAACTAGAGGTTCTGGTGGTGGCGGAGGTGGTGCACAACCACAATCTGCAGGCACCACAGGTGGTGATGGTGAACTTAATTATAGATTTATGAGGATGACTTAATGCCACTTACTAAAATAGCATTTGCCCCTGGTATTGATAAACAAGATACAGAATACGGAGCTGCAGGACGTTGGACTGATTCTGATTTTGTACGCTTTCGTTATGGTCTTCCAGAAAAAATTGGTGGATGGATAAAATTAATTAATAATACTTTAGTAGGTGTAGCAAGAGATATGCACGCATGGACAGATTTAGATGGTGTACGGTACACGGCTATTGGAACAGATAGAAAATTATATATTTATTCAGAAGGTGTAGCTTACGATATAACGCCTATAAGATCAACAGGCTCTATTACAGGTTTTGAAACATTTTCTAGTACGACTGTTACAGTAACTGACCCAAGTCATAATGCAGAGGTAGGTGATTTTGTTACAATATCTTCTACTTCAGGAGCAGTAAATGGAATACCTGCAGCTACTATGGATGCAGAATATGAAATATTAACAGTTCCTTCTGCTAATACTTACACAATTACTACGGCAACTGCAGCTACAAGCACAGGAACATCAAGTGAAACAGCCACAGCTACTTATCAACTTTCTGTTGGAACAGCTGTATCACAGTATGGTTATGGATGGGGTACGTATCAGTGGGGTAAAGAAGCATGGGGCACGGCTCGTTCTACATCTAATGTTACTATTGATGGACGTAACTGGTCTTTTGATAATTTTGGTGAGGATTTATTAGCAACAGTAAATAATGGAAACACTTTTAGGTGGGATACATCGACCGGAACAGGAACAAGAGCAGCGGTTATTTCTAATGCTCCAACAGTCTCTACTTTTAATCTTGTATCAATGCCTGACAGACATGTATTTTTATTTGGAACAGAAACTACAATTGGTTCAAGCACTACACAAGATGATTTATTTTTACGTTTTGCTTCGCAAGAAGATTATAATACTTGGGTACCAACTGCTACAAACACAGCAGGTTCTTTTAGAATACAAGATGGATCAAAGATTGTAACAGCAGTTAGATCTCGTAATGCTGTTTTAGTGTGGACAGATACATCATTAAATGCCTTACAATTTGTTGGTGCACCTTTTACTTTTAACTTAACACAAATTGGTGCAAACTGTGGAGCAGTATCTTTACACTCAGCAGTAGATGTAAACGGAACAGCTTTTTGGATGTCACAAAATTCTTTTTATAAATTTGATGGTGCTATTTCTAAAATGCCTTGCAGTGTGCAAGATTATGTATTTGAAGATTTTAGTATTACAAATCAACCAGAAACTTTTGCAGCTGTTAATTCGGAATTTAATGAAGTTACGTGGTTTTATACATCTAATAGTTCTACACAAATAGATAGATATGTGACTTATAATTATTTAGAAGATTGTTGGTCAACTGGTAGTTTAGCAAGAACAACATGGATAGATTATGGAGTGTATCAAAAACCTTATGCAACAGAATATTCTACTACAGCAATTGCTACTAATGATACTATAAATGGATTAACGGCAGGAGCTACTACGTTATTTCAACACGAAACAGGAGATGATAATGTAACAACAGCTATTGATGCTTTTATAGAATCAGGTGATTTTGATATTGCTGATGGACAACCATTTTTACATATAGGGAGAGGCATACCTAACTTTAAAGATTTAACAGGAACTGTAGATATAACGCTTAGATTTAAAACATATCCTAGTTCTACTACTCCTACTACAGTAACAAGAACCATAACTCCTACTACAGAAAAGTTTGATTTACGAGGTAGAGGAAGACAAGCCAATATTCGTATTGACAGCGATGCTGTTGGTGATAAATGGCGATATGGAACTTTACGTTTAGATGTACAACCAGATGGAGGCAGATAATGGCTAAAATAACAACAACAAGATTTCCTCAAGCAACTCCTGAATATCAGCCAACTATAATTGATATATTAACAAGGTTACTTGAGCAAATAGTACA